GCCGCAGGTGCCGGCTTTCTTCTCGGTCAGCTCCTTTATATAATCCCTGGCATCCACCGCCAGGTCGACTAGGTAATTCCAGTAGTCCTGTACCTGAGAGATATGCTGGCAGTCGGTTACCTGCCCTTTGTCCCTGGCTTTATAGAAGATGGTACAGGGGTTCAGCTCGGTATAGGTGGCTTCTACATTGGCCAGCACGTCCTCATGGAAAGACTTGGGGTCGAATGGCGTGGGAGGCTCGACTACGACCTGGGTCTCCGGCTGCAATTGAGCCAGCTGGGCTTCCAAAGGCTGCTGAGTGATAACCGCAGCTCCGTTACCGCTAACGGCTTTGGCGGCTTCCTTCTCTTTGTCGATTTTGCCCTGGGTGACGATGTAGAAGATGCCGGCCAGGGCTGCGGCTATGGAAGGGACCATGTCCATGAAGGTCTTCTGCGCCTCCGTATCCTGAATGAAAAGAGGGATCATGGTGCCCAGCACGGTGATGATAAAGGCGCTGTATTTCTTTTTGCCGTCTAAGAACTTTTGTAGCATTTCAGTCTCCTTTCTGCTGACGGCTGTCAGCTGACAGCTTTCAACTCTCAGTCTATTCAACTAAAGCTGACAGGGTATCCGGGACGGGTTTGCCATTTTCCGAGTAATGCCTGGCTAAATGCCTGGCGGCGTCCAGTATCTGCTGCTCGGAAGCCTCTACCCGCTTGCCTCTGAACCCGCCACGGCTCAGTGCTGCCACGGCTGCCGCCAGGTGCTCCCAGTCCGTGGTCTTGTAATGGCCGACCTTGCCCTTGATGGCTCTGAATATAGCCTTGGTGTGATGCGGTAGCTTCCAGGTGTCCGGGTCGTCTTTGTCCCCCACAATAGCAAAAGCCTGCCAGGGTAAGCCGTCCTTTAGCCTGGGTAGACCTTGTTCGATTTTCTTACTCATTGTTGTCTCCTTGATACAGTATGCCGACCTTTAGCTTGCGATTTCTGCCGAAGCGTTTGAGCTGAGATTTGAACTCCTTGAGCATGGCGTTACCCCAGGACTGGTAGTCATTGTCGGCTCTGTCTCCACCGAAGCCGGCGGTGTCTGTCCTGAGCTGCGCCTGGGCTAACACAGCGTAAGCGGCAGCTCCCAGTGCCAGGACATCCTCCAAGTAAGCAGGGACGGTGCTTTCCTGGCTGTCCAGGGTATGAACCTTGCCCCAGTAGATATAGCAGCCCTCACCGTTCCCCTCGGCATCTCCTATCAGCATTATGGTGTCCGCATAGACGGCGAAGCGCTGAAAGCTCCGGGGATGCTCATCGATGGGAAACTCTACCCTGTCCACCGAGACCCTATCGGTTAGGCTGGAGATATCGATTTCACGGCTGCCGTCCGTGGTGGCGATGGTAGTTTTCATCTCCCTGGAACAATAGCGGGACAGCTCGGCTATCGCTCTGGCAATAGCTCTCTCAATCTCATTGTCCTGCCAGCGATAGTTCGAGGCGTCCTCGTCTTTGAGGTCCCGCCTGACCAGCGTTCTCATGGTGCTTAAGTCCATCTCTCTGCTCCTTCTTTTTGTTGGTGGGGGGAGATTGCCACGCTTCGCTCGCAATGACCATCGTGCTCTCCCCCCGCCAGGGAGGTAAACCCCTGTTAGGCCTCACCCTAACCCTCTCCCGTCAAGGGAGAGGGGATTGTTGATATTAGTCCGTAACTCCGATAAGGGCGGCTCGCCTCTGGACGCAGAAGTCGACCAGCGAGACATACCACTTGATGCGTGTCCTGGCGGCGTCCTTGCCCTCCATGGAGCCGATGGGCTCTACCTGCAGTCCGCCGTTTGTGGCGCCACAGACAGCGCCCTCTCCGAACTGCAAGGCATAGATGGTTGAGCAAGCTCCACCGGTAGTAGCCGTCTCGTAGCCGTCGGTCAGTGCATGGGTGTCCAGAATCCAGTCATTGACGCCGATGGGCACGCCGTTGTAGAGCTGGATAAACTCGCCGAACTGGCCTTTGACCGTCTCCATGTAAGCGCCACTGGCTCTTACCAGTGCGGTGACCTTACGGCGGGACCTGCGGCTCATCAGCAATAAGTCAGGCTTGCCGCCTTTCACGGCATCTATCAGCTCATCGAGCTTTGCCAGGGTAAGCGTGGCGCCGGTGCCGCCCATGGTGACCACCTGCGCTCCCGCCTGGGTGCAGTCTATGAGCTTTCTCAAGCCGTCGAACTGGTTGGAGGCGCCGGAGCTGTCGCCGTAGACAAACTTGTCCTCGAACTCGTGCCTCACGGCTTTGGCGGTCAGCTCGATGATGGCTGCCTCGATATCCTGGATATTGGAGCGGGTCTGCTTGATGTAGTTGTCTACATCGGCATTCTGCCCCAGTATGGCCAGGACCGCGGTGAGCTGGTCGAAGTCAGGTGTCGGAGAAGTCGTCCAGTCACCGTTGACGGCATGCCACTCGGCAGTTGGCAGGGTCTTTTCACGGTTATAGGTGAGGCCGTTGCCCACAATCTCGATAAAGGGCATGTTCTGAAGGATGGGCGAGTCCTTCAGTATGGTCTCGATGACGCCCTGCAGCAAGACATCATTAGACAGCTTGGCTGCTTCGGTTAGTGCTATTGCCATATCAATTTACACTCCTTTTCCTTTTGTGTGGTTGCGGGGTGACCATGAGCTTTAGCTCATGCCTCCTTTTTCTTTCGTGCCTGTTCCAGGCCGAGGTTGATTTTTTCTTTGGTGCTCATTACCGAGATATCGGGACCGGTGCGCTGCGGAGCTCCCGCCGGCACCTGCGCTGCCTGCACCTGCCTGGACAGTGACTCCTGGACGTTAGCCACCAGCTTGTTGGCGCGGTCGAGTGACGCCTTGATCTCCTCGATGTTGCCGCCGTAGATGGCTTCCTGGGGAATCAAGGGGTTGGAGGCTATCGCCAGCTGCTTGAAGTCCTCCACGGCATAGGCATAGGCTGCCTTGGCGCCTTCGAAGTCGGTGTTGAGTTGGTCGAGCTTCTCCTGAAGCGCCTGTGCATCGGTGGCGTAGGTGGTTACCTGGCCTTCAAGCTCGGTTATCCTGTCCTGAAGCGGCTTAGTAGCCTCCGCCACCAGCTCGGTTGCCTTGGTTTTCTCAGCTTCAAGCTCGGCATTGAGGGCTTGGTAGTCCTCTGCGGTCGGGGTGTTGTTGTCGACTTTGGTTTCGTTGTCATCTGCCAATTTACTCTCCTTTTTTTGGCGCTTATTCAGTTAAAGGCTCGGTCTCCATGTCGGCGGCCGTCGCTCTCTCTCGCTCTCCGCCTCGGGTAGACTTTGCCCTGAACTGCTGATTCATCTCCAGAATTTTGCCTCTCTCTTCCAGCCACCTGTCCAACTCCGCCTCGGGGTCCCTGATGCCCAGCTCGTCCATGGCCGTCCTCCTGGAGTGGACGCCCGATTGGACTAAGAGCTGTTCGTTCTGCGCCAGCCTGGCTCTGTCCTGGGGCAATACCGTGCCCCAGATGATGCGCATGTTGATGCTGGTTAAGTCCTGCTTGTTGAACTGCTTATGCAAAGCCAGGACCATCTGGCAGCGTCTGATATAGGCTGACGTCCGGATAGTCCTCTTGCGCCTGACTTTCTGTAGCAATGACTGCAGCTCCACCTCCAGGGCGACGCCTGACAGCTCCCTCTCGATGCCGCCGTAGGCTGCCCTGGGCGCTTCCGAGATATCGTGGAGGCAGCGGTAAATCATGTCTATATAGTCAACGTGCAGCCTGATGCCACCGCCGGCAAGCAGGTCCAGCAGATAGGCTTTGGACTCCTCGGGTATGGTCCACACCTGTCCCGGGGCTACCTTTATCTCCTCGGCCGATTCCACGCCTTCCAGGACAGCTATGGGATTGCCTGAGACCTCAAGGATGCGTGAGAGCTGGCTGAGCGCCCGGTTAAGCTCTCTCTGCGCCTGCCTGAGCGATGGTATGTCCGAAGTGCCCCAGAAATGCTTGGGCTGCCTGACATTGGGGAAGATAACGAAGGGTATGAAGCCATAGGGGTTGGGCTTCTTTTCCAGTGTGTCGTTGTCCAGGTAGAGGATGAAATCCTTATCCGTCCACAGCTCGGTGATGGCCACGGTTTTCTTATCGGTCTTTTTCTGATAGAGCAGCTCCACCTCGTCTTTTGTCAGCGTGTAGCGGCTGGCTATACGCCAGACCTTGGACAGGTCGTCGCCCAGCCACCAGGCGTATAGTCCGTTTACGTCCGGGGAAGTTACCCTGATGCGCTTCTCCTGGGCGTCCCAGGTGACCTTGTAGCAGCCGTCGCCCAGTATGGCGGCGTCCACCTCGGTCTCATAGTCCAGCTCCTGCAGGTTGTTCTGCGCATAGACCTGGTAGATGACATCCTCGGCAGCTCTGGCGGTGTCTTTAGCCTTGTCGGTGTTCTCCACCGGCTCGCAGGCGAAGTTGA